GCCGTTTGTTGTATTGATTTGGCGTATTCAATACTTGCTTTTGTAGCACTATCTAATTGATCGGCAACACCTTGAACGTTGACTGCTCTAAAGTTTTTACCTAATAATTGAGTGGATAAATTTACACGTTTACTTACATCATCAATATTAGCCAAACCTCTTACTGTTTTGGCAAGAATATCTTGTTCACTTAATGTACGTAAATCATCTAATGTTACACCAACATCCTTAAATGCTGATTGTGCAGATTTTCCTCCATCTGCTGCTTCGCCAATTGTTTGGACAAGTTGTGCTTGTTCTGCTGTACCACCATTAAGGGCAACTGCTCTTTCAAAACCTAAAATAGTTTGTGTGGCAATACCTGTAGCGTCACTTAAATCTTGTATACTATCTGCCAGACGTATGGCACTAGTCACTAGACTACCAATTGCTATTCCAGCAATTGCACTACGCAATCCGGCAAAAGAATTTTGTAATTTTTCAACTCTATTGTTAAGTGCTGTTAAATTACGTTGCGCGGGGCCTGTGTTAACATCAACAGTGTAATTTAAATCTGCCATTTTACTTTGCCTTTAGAATTTGTGCAATGCGTTGTTTTATAAAATCTTCTGTTGGTTTAACCATACCCTGTGGTGCTTGTTGACTATAACCTTCGTCTAATCGTTTAGCGTATGGATAATTTGCTTGAATAGTATCACCACGTAATGATGTATTACGTCTAGCATTACCTGTTCTTATAGGAGTACTATCTCTAAAAACATTAAAGGCTTCTTTAGGTACATTGTTCAATTTACGCTGTATGCGTTTAAGTGATGCACTCATTGTATTAACTGTTAATGTTACCGACATTATCGACCCCTTACCTTATTCAACATTGCTTGTAATTCATCTGTTGTATATCTATCAATTGGTTCTTTTCCATTGTTCATTGCTTTCTTATGTTGATAATTTTCAAATGTAAGAGCAGCATCCATAATATACAAATCAAACGTATTACTTCTATTTAATACTTCGCTTGGTAACATTCCATAACGTTTTCCAAGCGAATCAATCATCAATATTGACATCATCTTTTCAGAATTAGGATCAATATTGTCGTTAGTTACTTTCCCAAATGATCAGTCACCTTTGTAATTGCTTTCATTAAAACATGCGTAGGTAACATATTATCTTTGCCGAGAATTTCTTTACCCTTCTCATCTAAAATTAATGTTTTAACAATCTCAATAATATTACCTGTATCATTTTGTTGCATGTTTGCCAATTTCATAAACACTTCCATGGGCTGACGATCCCATGTATGAAAAGTTATGGCTTCGCCGAACTCTTTAATGGTATCTTCATCATCAATAGAGACTTCTATTAGTTGGGGTTTTGCTGAGAGTTGAGATAATTTCATTTGTTTTCCTTTTAAATTGTTATCTAGTATTTATTTGTTTTCGTCTAAATCTTCTAGTAGTTGATTTAACAATGCTAGACGAAATGTTTGTTTGGCTTTTAGTTGCTTAATTGTTGCTTGCATGTTATCAAGCATTGGAATTGTTTTTGCTTCATCTGCAATCAAACTACGCAACTTTTCTTCATTGGTTTTATACCATACTTGTTCTTCTGTCATTTGTTCCTCGCATGAAAGGAAAAGGGAGTATAACCTCCCTTTTCTGTGTTACTGATTAAACAGTACCGTTAGTCATTGAACCATCGACAGCGAATGTCATTGGGCTGACCCATACTGGTGCTTCTGGGCTAACTGTTGGTGCAAGACTTGTGATAAATCCTGTACCTTCAGTGTAGTATGCACCGTTCGCTGTACCATTCCAATATATCTTGAAACTCAATGGAGTCTTGTTGATACTTAGACTTGATACACCAAAGTATGCTGCGGTAGTATTTCCTGCACTACCATTACCGAACCATACTTCATCATCAATAACGATATTTGTAGAAATTTCGTTATCTGCTGGAGTTGGTAATTTCTGCATGTCTGTATTGCAGAAGTCGGTATATGAGTACACACCAGTTGAGTTAGTGATAGTAATGTCTTGTAAACAAATGACGCTTAGTGGCGCATTCGCTACGTTTGCTACATCTGTACTAACTTCAATAACTGGTTGAGTACCTGTTTCATTTACTGTAATTCTTGCCATTTTGGTAATCTCCTTATGTTATTGGCGTTATGTGTTAAATTCCATTCTTAATAATCTAAATGTCCAGGTATGCTTTTCACTTTGAGTAGGACCATATGTACGAACCTGTGTAAAATCTCTTTCAAAATAACCATTGAATAATTGTTCACCGTCATCTTTCAATGCAGTTACTAAATTACCTATAATCGCATTTACTGCTCTATTATATGGATCATCTTGATAAGAAATATAACTTATGCTGAATGTATCATATGCATGATAGATTGCACCACAATATTGTATTGCAAGTTGATGAGGATTTCTATCATCAAGATGTACATCGCTCACATAGATACCATAGCGAACTTTTTCATTATCGCTTGGAAAGTCTGAATAGATCGGTATATTCCATTTTCTAGGAATATCTCGTCTTAAGACAGCGATAATTTCATCTTCGTTCACAAATGGTTCATTTGCAACGCTATATACAACTTGTACCATTAGAAATATCTCCTATCACCGTTGAAATAATCAACATCAGCAGTCCAGTTTTCTTCAAGTTTCGTTGTTGGTCCATTGGGAGAGTCTTGGTATAAGTCATAAAAGTTCATTAACTCTAATGCCTTTATCCATTCACGCTCACAACGTTCTTTTGCAAAATTGTAGTTTTGCAAATCAACATCATTCATGTTAGACACATCTGTTACCAAACTTTCGTAAAATACTAAGATTGCACCGAATGTGTCTAAACGAATTAGTGTCTGATCATTTTTGATGAGTTGACTTGGGTTGAACGAACTAATCAATTGTCCATTAGGCAAATTGCTATAATAATAAGCACCAAGAACTGTATCGCAATATTTTTGCCACCAGCCAAACTCAAGTTTATAAAGCCATTCCTGTGATGCGACCTTAAAATAAGGATCCCAATCCACATTCAATGCCTCTGCTCTACGTTCAGCCGCTGGATCGTAGAAAGCAATATCTGCGACTGTTGCGTTACTGATTCTTTGATATGGTACTGACATATTATAATTTCCTAAACATTATGAGAATTATATTCTCATTGATTATTGTTGTTGAATGTTAATAGCACCGCCTCTACGTAAGTCACCAACACCAGCACCGAAGTAGCCAACGCCAGTTAACCAAATTTGTAGACCACCAGGAACTTCACCAGTCTTGATCTGTAGACCTTCCTTCATTACAGTGAACAATGCACTGTCACCGAAGTATGCGCCGACAAGAACAGGTAGAGAAGTTACGCCAGCCACCGTACGTGTTGCAGACTGTAGGAATGTTGTGAACATAACCATACAACCGTAAACACTTTCGATACGACCTGTTGCTAGCAATTCGTTACCAAGTGCTGATAGGTTAGAACCACCAGACTGAGAAACAGCACCACCAGTTAATTCACCTAACAAACGATTCAAACTAGAACCAGTTTGTACAGATGCGGTTACAGTAGCAGCATCACCATTGCTATCTAATACGATAACTGGTGAACCTGGCATACGTGCAACTTTGAAGTTTTGCTTAACCAAACGGATAAGTTCTAAAACATTGTTTGCTGTGAAGCCAGCAGTAGCGCCACCAGGACTATCTTGGTCAGCAACAAGTTCCATAGCGCCTAATTCTAAAACACGTGGGAAACCGTCAGCAGGAGTTGCTGTATAGAATGTGTTGCTTGGTGTTGCTTTAAAGTTTAAGAATGCAGCAGTAACACGCTGATCAACCTTTTCAGCGAATGACTCGCCCAATTCAGCACCAAGAGTTGCTGCTAATTGGAAACTAGTTGTCCATCCGTAGAAAATATCGAATGCAGTTTGTGCAACTGCAGGCTCAGCAGTGATAGAACCTTGACCTAGTGCAGGGTTCTGAACAACAGCGTTACCAGTACCATAAGTACCACCAGTGCCGTTAGCATTATAATCTTGATAAGTGATAGGTGCAAAGTTAGGAACTAAGAATGTCTGACCTTGTGTAGGTGTGACAACGTTAGTCATGTTAACTAGACCTGTGCTTTCGTGCATAGCACGTAAAGCGAAGTTACTAATAGCGAATGTAAAACCATCCGCTTCGTTATTAGGACCGCCTAATACATATGCCATTTTTAAATCTCCTTAATGTTGGCAAATCAGAGTACTTTACGACTTGAATTGGAGACTGTTGCTGTTACGCCAAGACCTTTTAATCCTACATTTTTTCCTAATCCATTACGTACTGCCCATGCATTAAATGCTGCGGGATCACGTGTGTAATCAGGAACGGATTCATCCATAGCGCCAGTGAAACTTCCCATTCCAGGTCTTAAACCAGATCCAGAATTTAGTTGACTCTGTTTTAGAAGTTTAGGATTACCCTGTGCAACTTCATTTACTAAACCCTGAATTGTCAGTGGATTGCCATCATTACCATAACGCTCTTGACCTTTACTGTTTACGATTGTATAAGTGCCGTCTTGATTCCACTGAATGTTTGACTTGACTTTACTTAATGCATAATCCAATAGGTCTGGGTCAAATTTGTCACCCATAGACCTTTGGATATCTGAATCAAGTTCCTTTTCACGCAACTTTTGTTCCTTACTTTGTAAGTCTTGTTGCAATCTTTGAAACTGTTCATGCAGGTCATTTGTAGTAACACGCCCAGATTGTTGTGGTTGTTGTTTATCCACTGCTGGCTGTACGGAGCCACCGACTTGTGTTTGAGCCCCTACTCTAGCCATGAAAGCAAGTGCATCTTCCACGCTTTGGAATTGCGCTCCACTCGCATTGCTTAACGCATTTAAAATGCTCTGAGTTGTGCTTTTACGAATAGCACCTGGGTTAACGTTTTGCTCATTGCTGTCGTCATTTTGACCCTGCGCAACACCAGGGGCTACATCGTTGCCAACGAAAGTTTTTTGATCCATTTTTAATTGTTCCTTTGATTTTACGTAATCATCGAGTTATAATATGTATTTATACTTTGGTAATTAATATAATAATTAGCGTCCAGTATTCAACGTATTGAGAATTAATGGTGGTACTTGATTAGGATAATAAGTCATCCCAACGTTAGTAACAGGAGTACCAGCACCACCTAAAATACTTGTATTGTCACCACCTTCTGCGACACCATCACCATTGTCATATTCTTGTTCACCATTTTCTTCTTCCTCGCCATACATTTCATGTGAAGGAATCATCGATGGCATTAAATCACGACTTAATACCTGTTGATTATTTTCTTCCATTAATGTTTTTAGATCGCCATTTGGTAATGTTTGAATATAAGCGTTTTCATATTCAGGTATGTCTTGTGCAGGTGCCAACATAGCAATGATTTCTTTAGTAATAAGGCTTTGAATAATTTCATTCTCGCCAACCAATTCTTTAGCACTGCGAATCAATGCCATTCTATAATTTGTATCATGTGCTTCATAATCTGTGTTATAAATGACTTCGCCTGCCCAACGAACGTTCATAAAACGTGCGGCAAATGTAAAAATCATTTCTTCTGCAACTTCCATTAATCTTGCTTTTGCTTTTGCAAGTCTATGCAATTGTTTGCGTTCTTCAATAATTGCTATGCCTGACGCAATTTGGTTCTTAGTATTACGCAGTCCACCTAAGCCCGTAAGTGCTTCAATCTGTTCAAGGATATCTTGTTGTGCTTTAATTATTTTATCAACGTCTCCGGTGTCAACAGGGATGGCTTCTACCTGTCCCTCTGACGCTCTCACGATTGCTCCCGCGTGAACTGGAATACTAATACCTTTTTCTGCACGAATAATTGTATGTGCAAATTGTAATGCGGTATATTTTTCACATTCTAATTTATAATGTTCTTTTTGTGCGTCTGTTGCGCTATCAATATCGCTTACACCAAAATCGATTGTACGTGGGTCACGACGACCATATGCAATAAACACTGGAATACTCATGCCAGGTGGGAATGTACCTTCACCTGTTAATTCTGCTTCTTGTTCTATTGAGTTACTACCATTTACGCTTTTTGGTACTTCATAACTTTTCCAATAACTAGGAGTTGTTGCGTCACCAAGATGATAGCATTTAATGTAATAGCAATCTTCTTCTTCCATCTCTTTAATTTTTACATATTTGAGCATGGGCTTGCCACCATAATAATCAAATTCCCAATCCCAAACATCTAATGGATTAATTGCACAAACATATGGTCTACCTAAATTACCTTCATTCATTTGTGGCATGTCTACAGCAATCCAGCAATGACCATATATGCTTGTAAGATCACCAATACCTTCCATAAAACTTGTTAAACTGCGGTTGTTTAAATCTGCATCTAATGTAAATAAATCAGCCCAGTCAGTATTTTTAGGATCAATATATTTGCCTTGTGGTGTACAAAATTGTATATTACGTTTTACGCCTGGCTCAAATAATACATCATTAATTGTGTCAACAATATAACGACAAACTGGTTGTGCAACAGTATTTGTTATAAGATCATTCCAAAGTGTACTATCTTCACTAGGACGTTTTTTACGAACCATCATTTTAAATGGTAGACCACCAAGATATGCATTTTGATATGTCAACATCTGCATATAAATTTGGTCGTAAATGGGGCTTTTCTTTAATAGATCACTGTTTTTCATTATTGTTTTCTCACAATTAGGGATTTAACCATAAGCATAGTGTATTTATGCAATTGGTTTGTTTTTGCAGTTATCATTATGATATCTTGCTAATGTATTGATTGCCATTTCAGTCCCACAATGTTTACACACATCACGTTTATGTGGGCCTGTTCTTTTTGGTCTTTTATCGTATCTGTTATTACTTACCATTTTATCAACAATCTCTTGTTTATGTGCAGGATATAAATGATTAGGATTAACACAACGATAGTTATAACATGTGTGCCCAATCATAACATCTCTAGGTAATGTTGTATTATGTTCTATTTCATAACTTACACGATGTCCAAGTCTCATTCCTTTACCATCACGTATGAAGGAATAACCTGCGTTATTAACTGCGCCTTGCCATTCCCAACAACCTTGTTGATTAATTTTAACATTACTATACAATCTCTTTTCTACTGGTTCTGATACGCCTCTTGTCATTTGTTTTCTCCTTATTTTGCCCAATTTGCGCCTGCTATGGCGCGGGCTCTTTTCATTGCTTCGCTGCGTTTTCTATTTGTTTCATTAGTGAATACTTGCGTTGCACGTTTTGCTTTAATTTTTTCTCTTGTAGATTCAGTATGTTTACGACCATAAAAATAATTTTCAATACCGCGTCTAGGTTTTATAAAATCACTATTACTAGTTGTAAATGCTTCTCTGGTATTATCACCTACTGTTTGTATATGAACATTATTAATTGTATACCCACCTTGATCTTTATATCTACTCATTACATATTGACCACGTTTAGTACCTTTTTCGTAATAATGACCACTATCTAACCATATTTTTAACCATTGATCAAATGTTAATTCAAATGGAATGCCTTTGCGTTTTGCACGGGCTTTATGATTATGATATTGTTGTTTTGATTTGTTTAACTCCATACTTGATAATCCTTATCTTGTTCATTCATTCCTAATATTTCTTCCATCGTTGGACCCCCAGGATAAAGGGGACTATCTGGCATATGCTGTACACCAGGTCTTACTCTTGCTTGTAATCTACTATCCATACCAACATACTCTGGTATGCCTATACTTTCATGTGTAATTGGGAATAGATAATGTATTCCATAACGCACACAATCACCTAGACCATCTATGTGTGCATATTTTTGTTCAGTATATTTTACTAAGCGTTTACGTGAGGCATCTTCAAAATGGTATGTGCCTAATGCTTCAAGTAAAAACTTATCATCTGGTTTAACAACTAATCCTCCCCTTGCAATAAAAGCATTGCTAGTATTGTCAGTATCAGTAACCAATGGATTAGATTTTCTAGTGTTAACAATTGTAAATCCATATTTTTCCAATATGATTTTATCCGTTACGCCAAAGGGACTTGTAGTGTCACGATTCATTTGTGTACCACTCATGTCAATAATGCTATTAATTCTGCGTTTAGGAAAATCTTCACGTATTGCATTTGCTATACCTTCTGTACTACAATCTGGTATTGCATAACTTTTTAATATTTCTATCTTGCCATTAATGTCGCCGGGCTTTATAACTTGTGCAACAACAGCACACATTACACGTTTGTTAAAATCATGAAAAGTATACAAATCACCATACCTATCTACAATATCATGACAATACTTGTGGCGATCCCATGTATAGAAAAATTGATCTGCAACACTTTCCCATTGGCACATATAGTCTTGTGCAAATTTTAATGGGCTTATGATGCGTTTCTGTTCATCAATAAATTGACGATTACCACTACGCATCTGTAGATAATTAAAATGTCTAACAATATATTTTTCACTATTAGCCAATGCTAATTGAAATAAGTCATGCAATGGACCAGTACCATTGGGTGTACTAATGACTATTAATCTACCTTGGGTATCGGGCTGACCAACTTTAGGTCTTAATCGATTTGTAATTTCTTGTAGTGTGTCTTGCGTGTACAATGCTGCTTCGTCTGCTACCCATACGCCGACGTTAAGGCCTCGTAGATTCTCACGCTGTTCTGCACTTTTGCAACGAATAAAAACACCGTTAGGGAATTTAATTGTAAGTTCACTATTGTTAATGTCTTTACCATCTGTAAGACCAAAGTATTCTATACAACTACGCTTTAACGGCTCCCATATCAAAGACTTAATCATTGCGCCTGTTGGTGCGCTATAAATTATGTCTTTGCCTTTATGATAGCGAGGGTCAGTTGCAAATATTGGTAAGGCTATAGACGCAAGGAACGTCTTTCCACTTCCGACGGGCACTATATCTATACAATGCTTATCAGTTGTGAGCCAATCTTGCAAGATAGTGTTCTGCTCACCATATAAAGGAATATCTATGTTCATATTGGTACGTAAAAAAAGTCATGTGCGTTTCTATGCACTTCTTTGTATCCATTATTTTTAAACCATAAAAAAATATCAGATACATTTACATTATAACGTTCACACAAAATATCTTGTATTTCAACTTGTATTACAGGTTTATTTTGTAATATGGTTTCTATTGCACCCTCTAGTATAAACAATTCATAACCTTCGGCATCAATTTTTATTGCGTCTACAAATTTAAAGTTGTAACTATCTAATGTACGAATGGTAATTTCTTCAGTATCACTATCTAATTTGTCAATAACGTAATTTCTTCCCTTATTATCAACAAATTTTTTAATATGTTTGTTTTCATTAGTGTTACCTAATGCAACTTTGTATGTTGAAACGTTTCCTGTATAGACATTTGGATTGGCAATGCCATGTATTATTTTCATATTGGGATGTAAATTTGCTTTTATATTTTTACATAATAATTCATAAGTTTCACTAGTAGGTTCAAACGCATGAACTTCTAATGCCCATGTTGCATACTCAATTGTGTTTGATCCTAAGTTTGCGCCAATGTCTATAATCGTTCTGCAATTTGGTTTTAGTTTATATAAACTTTGAATATTTTGACGTTGAAAAATGTCATTGCGTAATTGGTGCTGGAAGAATCGATCTTCATCGCTAATAAAATACTCACGACCAAATCGATTCTTTACTATCATTTCCAGTCAGTCAATTCTACGTTAGGAAAATTAAAAATTGCTTTAATTGGTTCGCCACCACTAGTCATATCAACTTCTTGCACATCTTTAATAAGATATTTGCTAAATCCTAGCAAATAACGGCTTACCAATTCGCTGTTATTTTCCTGATATGCTTTTAAAATTTGTTGATTAACAAATGTATGAAAATTCATACCAGTAGTTTTTTTAAAATCTAATAACATATCTTCTGGTGTAATTTTATTAGTAGAACCTTTAGGTCTGCCGGCACCATTGCGTTTGCCACCTCTACTTGGTGATTTTACGGAAAATCTTGATTGTTTTTCCGTTACTGTATTAGACATAATAATACTCCTATAGTAATTCCCAAAATAAAATCTGGGATAGCGTAGCG